TTTTGCTGCCCAACAGACGGAGTGCGCCCAATGGCCGAAGACAAAACGCTTGTTGTCAAAGCACAATTGAATGACGCGGTAACAATAGGCCTGAAGAAAATTGCTGACGGTCTAGACACTGTGAGTGCTTCTGCAAAGAAGAGTAGCGGCGGTGTCACGAGTGAACTCACGAAGATGGGTGAAGCGGCCGCCAAGGATGTTGTGATTGTTGGGAAAGACCTGACTGAAGCGCACAAGGAAGCAAGCGCGGCAGCTGAAGCGCATGGAAACAAGCTCACGCAAACAAAGGAGAAAGTCCTTGGGTTGGCGGACAGCTTCCTGTCACTCGCAACGGGCGGTATGGTTGTTGGCGGAGCGTCACAGGCGTTTGACTTCTTGTACGAGGGTATCAAGAAGTCAATGGAAGAAGGAAGCGCAGCGCAGCAAGTTATGGCGTCATTGAACGCTTCACTTGCGATGACAGGAAAGTCAACGGGCGTTACTTCGGAGATGGCGGATAAGCTTGCTGAATCGTTGTCTGGCGTTACGACGTACTCTGCGAATACAATCATGCAGGGTGAGTCCATTATGGCGACATTCGACAAGGTTGGGAAAAATACGTTTCCCCAAGCAACGTCGATGGCGCTCGACCTGGCGGCAAAGCTGGGTATCGCTGTTCCACAGGCCGCCCGCCTTATGGGCCGTGCGCTTGAAGACCCCGTAAAAGGTGTAACGCAACTCACCCGCTTTGGTATTACACTCAGCACGCAACAGAAAGACGCTATTAAGTCTTTCATGGCAGTCAATAATGTTGCTGGTGCGCAGGGTGTCGTGCTTGCTGCGCTGCACGGCCGCTTGGGCAATGTTGCGCAAGCAATGGGCTCAACATTCTCTGGCCGCATGACAATTCTCAGCGACCAGTTCGAGCTTATGCGTGAGAAAATCGGCGCCGGTTTGATTCCTATCATGGGGAACCTGATGGGCGCCGTGGCGCCACTTGCTGGTATGCTCGGCCAAGCGCTTCCCGTCGCTATGGATGCCGTTTCTGCATTCATGGATGAATACCTGACGCCGGCGTTTAACACGGTGGACTCAACGATTAAGAAAGTCGTTGATGTGCTCAACTCCGGGCTGGGTCCTTCTGTAGGGCAAGCCGGCGAGAAAGTGAAAGCGTTCGCTTCGTTTATCACGGGGGCGTCACCCGCAGCTGACGCACTGAAAGGAGTCATTATTGCTGTAGGTATAGCCTTTGCTGCCTACAACATTCAATCGGGCATCGCTGCAGCGACAACCAAAGCGAAGTTGATTCCTGGGTTGCTCGATTCTGCGAAAGCCTGGATGGCGAACGCTTTCGCTGTCGACTCAGCGTTGCTTCCTTTTACTCTCATCGCAGTTGCTGTTGCAGGAATTATTCTGCTCTTCGTTCACTGGTACAATACGAACGAGCAGTTCAGAGCCGCCGTGCAAACTCTTGTACGAGATGTGCTTGGTAAACTTCAGCAATTGCTCCAAAGTATCCAGCCAGAAGTACAACAGGTTATTGCGCAGTTCGACAAGTTTGCGAATGCTATTGGACAGCGAGCAACGCCCGTCATTAAAGAACTGGTTGGTCTGTTTTCGACGGACTTCCCGAAAATACGCACGGCTGTTTCGAGTACAACAAACGGCATTCGTGCTGTCTGGGATGCGCTCTGGCCAACGCTCTCCATAACGGTAAAAGCAACCGCTGACATTATCATGGCAATCCTCAAGACTGCGATGAACGTACTTGGTAGTGTTATCGAGATTGCGCTGGACTTGCTCAGCGGGAATTGGAAGCAAGCGTGGTCAGACCTGACCGGCGCCGTTACACGAGAATGGGACATTATCAATACGCTGCTTGGCGGTGGCCTCGACGACGTTCGGGACAAAGTTATGGCAGTGATTGGTTGGTTTAATCAGTGGAAAACTCCCATCCTAGCAGTGGGCGGCGCTATCACGGCGTTCTTCCTTCCAGCCTTGATACAAGTTGGCGTGCAGTCTGCCATTGCAGGCGCCAGTATGGCTGCTCAGTTCGTCATGGCAGGCCTGCAAGCTATTCTGGGAGCTGCAGCGGACGCCGGCCTTGCGCTTCTCTCATTCATTATTAACTTGCAAGCAACCGCCGCTGCGGCATGGCAATCGGCCATCGCCATGGGGACGGGCTTTGTTGCTTCTGTGCAAGCCGGCATTGAGGCTGCGCTTGCCTTCATCACCGAAGCCCTGCCAGGTATGATCGCTGGCTTGTTTACAACTGCCACGGCGGCATGGTCAGCGGCTGCTGCGTTTATCGCTGCAGAATGGCCAATTCTCGTTATCATCGGCGTGATTGCCCTGCTTGTTATTGGGATATACGAACTTGTCACTCACTGGAAGCAAGTGTCACAATTCCTGACGATGGTATGGTCGGCTGTTGTAAAGGGCGTGCAAGACGGACTTACCTGGCTCATAGATAAGTTCACGGCGTTTGGTGACTATCTTGCGAATGCATGGACAACGAACTGGAATAACGTCGTTTCCGCCGTGTCAGCCATCTGGAGTTCTATACTCAGTGTCGTTATGGGTCCGATTAACGCAATCGTCTCCTCGCTTACTTCTACTGGGACGAACATGTACGACGCCGTTGCAGGACCGCTGACAGGTATTCAACAGTTCTTCATGGCAATCTGGCAATTCATTTTCCAGTTTCTCAGCGCCATCTTCGGTATCATCGGTAAACTGATTCTCGACGTTTTCAACGCCTACGTGTCAATTATCGAAACTGTGTTGACTGCGCTGGGAAACCTTATCTCGGCTGCCTGGAACTTCTACGTTTCTATTATCACAACCGTACTCACGGCGCTATGGGGAGTAATCCAGGACGCGTGGAATTACGTTGTCAATATCATCACAATCGCGCTTGGCGTACTTGGCGCCCTGTTCACGACGATGTTCGACACCTATTACACGATCATTGTCACGGCGCTCAACATCGTCGGGGGTGTTATTAACGACATCTGGAGCGCAATCGTCGCAGTATTCACCGCCGTGCTTGACGAGATTCTGAACATCATTACGGTCGACTGGGCGTTCATTACGAGTGTAACAAGCACCGTGTGGAATGCGTTGTCCGACTTCTTTACGGGTATTCTCAATACCATCTGGACGACACTGACCGGTGCGCTCAATAACATCAAGAATGTATTCGCCACCGTGTGGAATGACATCTCGTCCCAGTTGTTGAACAGTTGGAATACGTTGACATCTGACGCAACCACAGCAGTAACAACGTTGTGGAACATCATCTCTGGAAAAGCAAATGACATCAAGAATGCGTTGCTACAACCGTTCAATGACGCGGCGAGCGCAATGCCGAACGTTATCAAAGCGTTCGGCAACGGCGTTATTGGAGGTGTCAATAGCGTCATTGGCGGTATCGAAAAGTTCTTGAATGACATCGGAGGTGGTATTGACTGGCTGTCTGACAAGTTGGGAAACGGGAAACCCATTGCAGCAGTCACGCTGTCACGAGTACCTGCTCTCGCAAAGGGAACTGACTCATTTGAGGGTGGCGTCGCGATGGTCGGCGAACAAGGCCCTGAGCTTGTTACGCTCCCCAAGGGCACAAAGGTAATGCCTGCTGACCAGACAAAGTCGATGGTACATGCATTGCACGGCGCCGTGCCTGCTTTCGCAGGAGGCATCGGCGACATCTGGGGTGACTTGAAGAATGGCGTCAACTCTGCGAAGAATGCAGTCGGCGGCGCCGTGAATGGGCTCAAGAGTATCGCGGGTGACGTTTCGAGTTGGGTATCTGAGGGACCTGACGCGCTCGTCAGTGCAATGTTGAAAGCACTCGGTCTGGGCAAGATTGGACTGCCCGGCGTGTTTGGTGGAATGACCACAGGTTTGCTTTCTATGTTGAAGAAAGACGCCGTGTCATTCATCGGCACGATGCTTAATGCAGTATCATCTACGAACACGGGGCAAGTTGGCAGTGGCGGTCGTGGTAGTTCCACGGGTGTACTTTCTGGGTATCCGCTCTTCAACCAGTTGGCATTGACAGATGTCAACCGAGATTATGACTGCGTGCCAACTTCTCTGGCGTCAGCGGCATCTTTCGTTCTCGGACACATCGTTACACCAGTCCAGTTGAAAGACGCCGTGTATGGCGCTGGGTATCAAGGAGGAACGTCGCCAGGTCGTTATGCTGCGTATCTACGACAGTTGGGTGTTGGCTTTGGGAATGTTGGAGGAAACGGGTCGGGCGTTATCTCACAAGTCATTGCAAACATTCAGCGGGGTATTCCATCGATTGCTGCTATCCCGAGTGACTGGAATAATGCATCTTCGCAGTCACCAACCCATGAGATTGCATTCGCCGGCTGGGATGCAAACAAGCAGGTACTAACTGCGATGAATCCTTGGGGTGGATTCTGGCAGAATGGCTCGCCCGCATGGTGGGGAGCGCGTGTTCGTTATGGTAACGCAAACCCGATTACGAAGATGGCAAACGGTGGAACGATTGCTGAACCAATGCTTGGTGTTGGCCTTGCGTCGGGAAGCATGTATGCGCTAGGGGAGAATGGTCCTGAGGACGTCACACCGAGAAGCGGCCGTGGTACGATGTCTGGGAACGTTGTCGTTGAGAATCATATCTACATTGATGGCCGAGAACTTGGCAACATCGCGGGCTCACATATAATACAGCGTGTTCGTACCACGACACAGAAGAAAGTGTAACACTATGGCGCAAGCAACCATCGGCGCTGGCTCAGCAGCCGTCACAGTGTATACTCGTGCAACAAGTTTCTCAGTGTCAGGTCCATTGGGACAGCCGAAAACGTGTTCGTTCGATGTCATCGACCCGCTTGGCTCCTGGCACTTCTATCGTGGACAGCCTGTTCAGATAGTATCAGCGCTTGATGGCACGAACTTCTTCACTGGCTGGATTGATACTCGTAAGGAAGTAAAATACGGGTACTATCCTGGCCGCTTGCATACACTGAACTGCGTTGACAATGTTCGTCTTGCTACAAAGCGGGTGATTGGTAAAGCGTACACGGACATATTCGCTGGCGACATTGTCTCTGACTTTGTAACGCAAGCGCTCGCTGCTGAAGGTGTTATTGGTCAGCATGCTATACAAGCAGACTCAAATGTCGTAGACTTCACAACAGGCACACTCGTAAACACGGCGGCCGCCCCTGACGGAACTGACGGCCACTTACAACTCGCCACGGGCACGTCGGTTTTACGAACTGAGCAAACACAAACAGACTGGGAAGCAGGCGTATTGACGGGCGGCGTCTCTGCGGCGACGGCTGGTCACTTAACCCTTGCCGCCGTGCCTGCTCTCAAGTTTACGTGCTCCTCGTCAGCTTCTTCGACAAACAATGGGTATGCGTACATACCTATCGGCGGCGCCGTGTCACAAGCAATTGCAACGGGAGACCAACTTGTCTTTGATGTTTTCGTTCTTGCTTCCAGCCCAAATATTCGAGGTGGCGTAGATAACGAGAACAGCAGCCCAACGACGAATCTTCGCAACACTTCAGCAGAAGACCAGAATAACTACCAGGCGCACCCAAAAACCGACATCTCAGCGTGGGCGACGGGTCAGTGGTACCACCGTGTTATCTCACTTACGCCGATTGCTACATATAATGTTACGCAATGGAACCTTGGTTTTGACGGACTCAATGCGTCAGGCACAATCACTGCTTATTTTAAGAACATTTATGTGTTGAACAGTGTCGGCGCCGTGAAGTATACGGTATTTGACGCCACGACTGGGACAGAAACGTTTGGGAGTGTTACGAACTTCGGATACACTACGGGCGCTGCGGGAAGTAATGTGACGGCGTATGCTGAAGGAGTACGAATAAGCCCAGTACTTTCACTGAGCGCGCTTGGTGTATGCGCAAGTAGCAGTGTTTCGTGGGTACAGGATGCAGCGCCAACTGGAACATCATTACTCATTGAATCAAGCATCAATAATGGCGCCGCTTGGGTGACGTGTACCTCTGGCAATCCCATTCCAAACCTCCTTGAAGCATTGTCGCTTGGCGGTAGCGCAGAAGTTGTCATACGGCAAACACTCTCTCCAGGAAGCGACCCGACGAATGGCGCTCCCGACATCACATCACTGACGGTCAACATCACTTCAGCAAACACGGCCGTGAAAGACGACGTTTCTATTTACGAGGGGTCAACTGCTGAACTTGGCGCAGGAACACTAACGAATACACTCGCTGCGAATAATGAACTCACCCTCAACTCACACATGGTAAGTTGGATTACAGGGACGTCTGACGCACAAACACAATGGGCAAGCGGTACATCTCCGTCAACAGTTATTCAGAATGGGATGTGTAATCTCAATGTTACAGGAGCAGGTGATATTAAGTCTCAATTGACGAATATTCCATCGACAGGTGACTTTATCCTCGACGTTGACCTTGTATGTCCTGCTGCTGCGGGCGAAATTGGCATTGTCTACAGAACAACCGAGTGGACAAACGCCAATGACACCTATGGATACAGCGTATTCATCAAAACAACAGACCTGATATTCGCTAAGGGCTCAAATTCGTCGACTGGCGCCTACACGGCGCTCCAGACGATTGCGCTAAGTCTTACCGCCGGACAAACCTACCACTTGCAAATACAAGTAAGCGGTAATGCGCATACATTTTACCTCAATGGAACGAAGTATGGCCCCTACACTGACACAACATATCCGTCGTCGGGTGGTGGCGGCGTTGGGCTGCGTTGCTATTCTCCAAGTGGCGCAATGTCTGGTTATTACGCAAATCTGGGTATCTGGCATGGCGCTTTGGGAGCAATATCAGGCACTCGCGTTTCGCCTGTCTATAACCTCACGAATATTCTTGCAGCAAGCAGCATCATGAACTGGGATGTCACGATACCGAGTGACTGCACATTTAGTGTCGACGTTTCCTTGGATGGTGGGACAACGTGGACGCTTGGCGTCACATCGGGCTCTTCCATTGCAGGTATCACGGCGGGGACAAACCTTGCGAGCGTGCAACTCTGCTGGCGCTATAACTTTGCATCGACGAACGCCTACTATACACCCGCGTTATACGGAATGCAACTCTACATTACCGCTGTGTACCAGAGTGGCGGTGCTCGTATTCACCCTGCGCTTGACTTATCACCGGCTGGCACGGCGGGAAGTGCGCCCCTTGTGTGGGAGACGACACTCCCAGCGAACACCGCCGTGCGTGTAGATTCTACACTCACAACTCCCGACCCCGCATCCTCGCTGTCTGGATGGACGACATCAGGCACGGTCGCTGTTGACACAACGCGAGGGAATGGTGATTCGGAGAGTTGGCATGTTTCCGCAGCAAGCTACATGTGGAAGTCAATGCCCATCACTGACGGTCAGGTTATTGACGTTGACGTGTGGATTGACGCTGCAGCAACAACACCAGTTGCGGGTATTCTGTTTGGTTGCAATTCAAGTGGCGGCGGTCATATGTTCATCGTCAGCGGGCAAGCGCCATCGACAGGCAGTCTCTCGCTTGGCTTTGCGTCATCATCTGCATGGCAAACCTGGGGAGCAAGCAATGGTGCGCCGAACTACTCACTTACTGTTCCTACCGGCGCGTGGCAGCACATTACACTTGTTTTCACGGCGGGGACCGTGCTAGGATACGTGAACTACCAGTACGCTGCAACGCTGAATCTATCTGGTGACGGGACGTACTTCGGGCTCAGTTGTCTCACGAACATGGGCGCTTGGTTTGATAATCTCCAGGTATGGTCGACACAGGCTGTCACGGCGGAAAACATTCCGGGCATCAGTTACGCAGATGGCGCCGTGCTTGACACATTCCAAGCAGACACATCCGCTGACTATATCTCAACAGCAGACACGCTGGGAAGCACCGCTGTCTGGACGTGGGACCTCACAAACAGCCGCCTGGAAGTATCGGGAGGCGACCATGCAATATTGGAGTTTGCACAAAGCATCCAGTCATCAGACGTAACACTCACGGTGGACATGACACAAAGCGACGCGGGCGGCCTTGTTGCGCGTATGTCTGACACGGGGGACTTCTACTTCGTACTTCTCTCTGACAACAGTTCATCAAGTGGAACTGCGACCGTGGAATTGTGGAAAGAAGTAAGCGGGTCGCGAACAAAGATTGCTGAGAGCGGTGAAGTCAGCTGGGTACGCGGAACAATGCACCGTGTTTTCTGGACAGTGCAAGGAAACGCGCACACAGTCATGTTTGATGGCGCTACATTGCTTTCCGTCATTGACTCCTCCATTACGGCAGGAACGTATGTCGGCTTAATTAATGTGCCCGCTGGCTCTGGCAGTTCAGCATTCTTCTATGACTTTAACATCCAGCCCCTAGGTGAAAGTCTTGCGGGCGTCAGTGCTACCGTACGAGAACATCTGACGAGCAGTGACCCACAGCAAACACCCGAACTTCTGGACATCACACTCAGCTGCCGGTCATGGTATATTCAAGACGGCCCATTGATTCTTTCGGCCGTGTATTCCTATCCGACCATCGCGGACGCAATCAACGATCTTGCGACGAAAGCCGGCTTCTTCTGGATGATTGACATCAACAAGCAGCTGTGGTTTATGCCTCGCACGGCGGTGCTCGCTCCCTGGATTGCAGACGGGACAACTATGTTCCTCGAAACAATTGAGATAGACCACGCTGCGCCCTTGTATCGTAATCGTCAGTACATCCGTGGTGTAACTGACGTCACTGACCCACAAACAGAGACGCGACTTGGAGATGGTCATACGAAAGCATTCACCTTCGGGTATCCTCTCGATGCAGTCCCGGCAATCACGGTTGCCGGCGTAACGCAGACAGTCGGCGTCAAAGGTGTGGATACAGGTGACCAGTGGTACTGGGCGCAAGGAAGTCCCACCGTGACCCAAGATACAGGCGCAACGCCGCTTGCTGACGGAGTGATGTTCAGTATCACATACGTCGGCCAATTCGACATTATCGTTATCTCAGAAGACGACGGTCTGATTGCAGAAGAACTTGCGCTCGAAGGAAGCGGAACCGGTTGGGAAGAGCAAGTAACCGACGAACCGAACGACACTTCTGCGACGATGGCGCAGCAGTCAGCATCACTCTTGCTTTCAACCTATGGTGTTTCAGGACTAACGATTAAGTTCGTGACAAAGAAAGCGGGCATCATTCCTGGCCAGTTGCTTATGATTAACTTGCCAGAACATGACATTAACTACGAGAGTTTTCTCGTGGAGCAAGCAGACCCATATGAAGGACCCGGCGGTGTTACGTACTGGACAGTCTCAGCGATTGAAGGTCCAGTAACGGGAGACTGGGTAGCGGCGTTCCAACGCCTCACGGCGCAAGCGCCCGTCGTCATTAACCAAGTGAACCTTGGAACGAACCAAGTACTCGCAACGACACTCACACCCAGCGAATCAACACCCTGGGCGGAAAGTGTCGCGACAAATGTCGAGACCGGCGTCGCTCCCAGTACAACATTGTACCCAAGCACAACATTCTATCCGATATGAGGACGTGATGAAACTACGTTTTCTGCTCAGACAACTAAAGAAGCGAGTTCTGCGCACGGTGGCGATCGCCTGCGGCGCAGAACTTCCTTGGGCCGGCCGTGTAACGATTGCTATTCGTTATACAGACGGGTCAATTGAAGTCCACCGTGCAGAAAATGTTATTACGAATGTCGGAAAGAATATGTTTCGCGACATTCTCCAGGGAGCGCAAACTGACGGAATAGTTCGCTGGGTTGCTTTGGGAAGTGGAACGACGGTTGAAAGCAACACACAAACTACACTCGTAACTGAGCAGTTTCGTAAAGTAGTCACGAAGTTTTCAACGTCGGGACTTGGCGCAGGACAGGTACAGACCATAAGTTACATTGCGCCCGCCGACGCAAACACGTTCACCATCACAGAGATAGGTTGGTTTGCGTCACCAACGGCGACGAGTACAGCGAACTCTGGTATTATGATTGCTCGCATTCTCCTTGGGACATCTATCTCAAAGACGTCTCTGCAATCAATTACGATTACTCGTACAGACAGTATCGGCTAGTGGAAGTAGGAAACGAACGATGACGTATGTACCAGTAAATTACCAGAACGCGCCCAGCACGGCAACACCAGTTGCTTCATCAAATCTCAATGCGGACGAGATGCAATACACAGAAGCAATCAATTCGCTTCATGCTGACCTGCATACTCCATTCATTGCGAGTGGCCTCGCTATCTCTGGCGCAACCGGGCAGAAAGTCGTCACCGTTCCACTTGGTGTTATCTACCTACTTTCGACACAAGATTCGACACTGCGTCGCTTCGCTACAACAGCAACCACATTTACCTGCGCCGTGGCAAGCACAACATATTACCTCGACATCTATCCTGTCGCCAGTACGCTTGGTGTCGCGCCGACCTATGGATGGTCATTCGCAACGTCACACACAGCACACTCGAACTATTACACGGTGGCGACGATTACGACGGACGGCAGTTCCAATATTACCGCCGTGATAAACCAGTCGACGACGGGCGGAGTTCATTCAGCAGCCATGCCCACAGTGGGCGGCCTTACGGTGGGTGGCATGCTTGCACTCGTCTATGCGATGCCGTCAGCAGGTCCCGACGACATTCCAGGCAAGTTTCTCGGCGCTCAAATTGTTGGGCCGATTGATTGGACGAACTATTCTCTCGGCGGTCAAACAGCGCAATACTACATGCGTATTATTGGGATGATTAAACCAACGTATAGTCAGACATACACATTCTACGTAACGTCAAATGATGCTGTTCGCTTGTACGTAGGGGACCAGGAGATCGTCGGTAATTCTGCATGGATAAACCAAAGCGCAACAACGTATTCTGGGACAATCTCGCTTGTTGGGGGACAATGGTATCCTGTTATCATTGAACACACCAACGCTGCTTCTGGCGAAAGCTTAAAGTTTGAGTGGCAATCGAGCTCTCAGACTCGACAAGACGTGCCTGCTTCCGCAATGGGATGGCAATTCCCACAGGACCATGGCACCGTGGTTGTACGCCATGGGTACTTCCATTATGACGCACACATTGCTGGGAATATCGTTTGGCATGCTGGGAATGATGGCGTAGGAAGTGGACTCGACGCAGATAAACTAGACGGACGAAACTACACTGTCAGTCCCACGGCGCCAAGTTCGCCTGCAAAATACGACGTTTGGATTCACACGCCATTCAGTTGATGGGAGAACATCATGAGCGGAACTGTGGGTACAACAGCGAGTGGCTCCTTGTACTACTATTCCACGGGCGCAATGTACCAAGTCGCCTGTAAATACACGATGCCAAGTCCTGGCGGCTTGATTAAAGACATTGCCTGCCAGTTTGATGGATACTTGTCTTCACCATCAGCATATCTCGTCATCTGGGACAACAGTGGCGCCGTGCTTGCACACACGAACGCATTTACACTGAATAACAAGGGAGCAACGGATGCGCTTGACTGGTGGAAAAGCGGAAGTGGCAGTGTGTCTGCACTGAATGCTGAACCATTCGTCGCTGCAGGAGCAAACATCTGGATTGGCATTGCGTGCATGGGGAACTTCATCCTCTCCTGCCAAGGAACCAGTGATGGCGCAATCTATGGGAATAAACCTGGCTCTGTCCCATCCTCATTCACCGGCACCTCGTCATTCGGAAGTGGCGTCGTCGGAGACTTCGGTAGCTACGCTGACTGGATAGAAGCAGGCTGCAGCGCCTGGGATGGCGTAAGTTCATTCCAAGAATGCACCGTGGAATCCTGGGATGGGAGCGCATGGCAGGTATGCACCGCGGAATCTTGGGATGGGAGCGCATGGCAATACACCTCATAGCATGTTCGCAATATCGTGCAGTATAATGAAACGAACACGCGACTCAATAGAATCGAGGTCACCTTGCTATGCCCACGCCCAACTCAGACAGCATTCCACCGCCTGTCGACTACAAAGCAATGTACGAAGCCATTACAACACTTCTACATCCTGTGAATCAGTCTATTGGCGAACTCGCTCAAGAAGTCAAGCAACTCAACATTGAGTCAGCAAACCGACCAACTCGTGAGGACTTCGATAATCTTCGTACAGATGTCAAGCATTCAGTGCAGGAAGTTGAAGGTCGAACGTACTCACGCGAATTGCTTGATATGCGTTTTGCTCAGGTTGCTGAAGCACAGCGTGTTGTAGAAGAAACGCGCCGTGTTGCGATGAAAGAACTGACCGATACACTCATGGCGATGAAAACTTCGCAAACAGGTCAATGGGACCGAGCAATCAGTCGAGCAAGTGTCGTCGTCATGCTCATCTGGATACTCATTCAGCTTGCTCCCTACCTTGCGCGTCTTTGACACGGCGGGCACTTGCACCTGAAGTCATGCAGTGTAGAATACTGCTAGACTGTCGTTTTGTTCGAGGAGAATCACATGCCACTCGTCACTCAGCCCCGTCTCTACACGGCGCGGCATCTTGCTTTCGCGGGCGTAGTCGACGAACTCGGCCGTGAATTGACCCACGCCCACGTCTCAGAAACTGTTCATAACATTCTGGGGCAACCCCTGGTAAAACTTATCAAGCATCTTGGCCCAGAACATCCTGACGTCGCCGAGGCGTTTCACGGCCGTGTCTCTGGCCGCTGGCACATCGACCGCTATAAAGTACCCATCGAGTACTACATTGCGAGATTGATGGGTATCAAAGAAGCTGACGTGCCCAACACCATCGTTCCTGCCGCCGTGATGTCCCAAGCGCATACGCTCCTGGCGAAGAATAATCGCGCAGAAACAAGTGACTTCGAGGACACGTTCGAGAATCTTTTCACTACGACCGGCGTAAATACGCTCTTCACAATTGCACTTTCTGGTGTAGGTACAGCGAATACAAGCGGCTCTGCAGCTCTTGCGACTGCTGAGTTTAACTCAACGCAATCCCGCATCGGCGTCGCTGATGGTACCACGGCGGCAGCGGCGAGTGACAGTGACATCCAATCGACGGGAAGCAACAAAGAATGGCTCGTAGTGAGTGGTGCGCCTGTTGTCTCAACGAACACGATGGCGTTCACAACGACGTTCGGAACTGGCGATGCGAACTACGCCTGGAATAACTTCGGCATCGACAATTGCGGTGGCTCAAACGCGACATCGACAACTCGCTCCGGCGGCACCATGCTCGACCACGTCGTGAGTGCGCAAGGAACCAAGGCGGCAGGTCAATCTTGGGTCCCCTCATTCTCTCTGTCTATCAGTTGAGTGCAATTACACGGCGCCCGCTCGTGTTCTGAATAGGAGATTCATATGGGATACTCCTTCGTTCAGAGCGCAGAAGCGGGCGCACTTACTACCGCCGTCAACAGCATTACCGTCACACCCACCTCTACATCCACAATACATAATCTTCTCATTGCCTCTGTGTGCTCAAAACAAGCCTCCGCAATAACATATCCGTCGGGTTGGACTGAACTCGTCTCAAACTCGTCCGGTGGTGGCTGGGTATCTATCGCCGTCTACGTAGACAATCCTGGCAGTCTCGCGTCTTTTACATTCTCTTACACTGGAACAGCTGACGCAATGAGCGCCACCGTGTCAGAGTTTTCGGGCGCCGCATTGTCCAGCATTCTTGCTGCATCAAGCTCAAACTTCGATAATACAGCAACCACAACTGTGGACTCTGGAAGCGCAACGATTGACACTATCGGCGAACTCTGCTACGCTGCTTGCGCTTGGTGGGGCGCAACTCGTACCGTCAGTTCAGTAACAAGTGGCTGGACTGAAGACCAGACAACTCACGCGACAAATAGCACTCACGGCGCCAATGTCACTGATTGTTACGAAGTTGCAACCGCAACAGGCACAGCAGATTGTGTCGTCACGATCAGTTCCGCATCGACATGGACAGGGTGCATCGTCGTCTTGAAAGCAGCCGCAAGTTCCACTCCTGTAGCACTTTCCGACTCAGCGACGGGAAGTGGCTCACCTGTTGTCTCGGCGTCATTCCCGTTATCGAACGCCGGTGCAGGTAGTCAGGGTATGACAACAAACGCTGCGATACCCCTAGCGAATGCTGGCGCAGGAAACCAAACATTCTCCGCACACGTAACACTTGCGCTCTCAGATACAGGCGCGGGAGCAAGCGTACTCGCCCTCATCCACGAAGTTACTCTTCTTGACACGGCGGCCGGCAGTGACGTTCCCACCGTGCACGCAACAATCCCGCAAACTGTCACTGCACTCGGAGCAACAACAACGGGCATTGTTGTACACGTACCACTCAGTGACACGGCGGTCGGCGCTACAGTACAAACACTCACAGCGCATATTCCTCTGAACGACACTGCATTGGCAGCGCAATCGCTTTCAGTCGCGACACACCTGTCACTCCTTGACACGGCGGGAGGAAACGACGCTCACACTATCGCCGCTCACTTTGCTCTTACTGACGCCGCAACTGGCGCCGTGGTACAAGCGTTCACTATCACGGCGCCACTGTCAGACATCGCTACGGCGAACCAAACGTTCAGCGCCGTGATACACGCTCCGCTTACTGACACTGCGGTGGGAAGCACGGCGCTTTCTGGACTAAGTAGAACGCCAATTACACTCACGGACTCGGCGACAGGAAACCAAACGTTCGCCGTACTCGCTACTGTTCCCGCTACTGACGCAGCAAGTGGCGCAGTGTCTCTCCACGTTACTGTGAGTGTCGCGAAAACGGACGCTGGCCTCGGCGCTGAATTGCTTCCGCTCACGGCGCATGTATCACTACAAGACGTCGGTGTAAGCGCTGAACGCTTCACCTACGCGCCCGTCACTATTCCTCTGAACAGCGCTGCAAGTGGACAACAAGTCGTGACGCTCAGCATTCACATCACAAAGCAAGACAGCGCGGTAGGAAGTGACAATCCAGCGCTTGCTCCCATCCATGTAGCCCTGCTCGACACCGCGAGTGGCGCCGTGCTACAAGCCGCCGTCGTAACGGTCACAGTGGCGCAAGATAGTGGAACGGGCGGAGAGAGCGTCACTGTTGTCAATGCAACCGGGTATGCGAAAACTATAACAGACAGCGGTGTTGGGTATGAAGTTATTCAGCGCTCAACCGTTTTCGTAATGACACCCATCGGATTGCTTGCATTCACGGGCGATGTGGTAGAATTGGAAGACAGCGTGCAGTTATCAGTGAGTATGCTATTCAGTCCATACATCACAGATGAAGACTTGGAGTAAACAATGGGTATTGTTTGGGTGCAGGGACACACGTATACACAGCTGCCACTGACGCTCAAGCAGTCAGCGACGAGCGCACTTGACCTCACGGGAGTTTCAGCAGCAAGCATCACGGCGCGAGTACAACGAAAAGACGGGCGAGCCCCGAATGTCTTCACGGCGCTTGCTGGTAGTGTAACGATCATTACAGCAACCGCTGGGCAGATAACGTATGCATTCGCTGATGCAGATGTCGCGCAAGCAGGAACCTATCGCTTTTTAATACAAGCAGTCATGCCAAACGGAAAGACGTGGAAAAGTCTGCCTGTTGACTTCACGATTCTACAGGGGTAATGCAATGCGTGGTGACATCTTGCTCGTACGTGGCAATCCAAACAGTTTGGGCGACCGCTTGATTATGTGGCGTACAAAAGGACAATACTGTCACGTCGAAGTGGACATAGGAAACGGGCAGTCAATCGGGGCGTTGACACGGGGCGTCGTGATGCACGATATACCAACTGGGCCCCGTGTTGTCTGCGTGCCCGTTGGAGAAAAATTGCCGACCGGTCCTCAACTTGCGCAGGCTTTGATGTGGGCGATCAAACGCGTTGGAGATAGGTACGGGTGGCTTGATATTCTCGCGCAAGCATGGACAATGGTCTTTCCGTACGGTCCCTACCTTATTGACACGAAGACGCTTGATTGCAGCGATCTTGTTGTTTCGTTTCTTTGGATGGCAGAATATCCCTTGCCCCCAGATGACATCGACGTTAGCCTTGTTTCACCCAATGACATCGCCCGTGCGCTTGCGCCTCAGTTCCCAGGACTCCTGGGATAAAGAAAGCCGCACCTAAACCCGACGCCATACAATGAGAGAAGACACCAGTCACAGAATGAGAGTTGCTCGCTATGTCTATTATACGAATGTGCCCTAACCCAACACACCTCAGTGAGTTCTGGGGAGGATATACCGGTACGTGCGGTGAAACCGCCCTGACCGTCGCGCTTGCTTCTGCGTTTGGAATTGTTGAAACCATTGCGCAAGAATCTCAATACATGCTCGCTATGACACAAGACATGAAGAGCAAAGGTTGGGCGAGCGCCAATGGAGCAAGTACAATCTGGGACTTGGCGCAAGAAGTCGCTGTAAAACATGGCGTCATTTTCACGAACTGGGCATACCAAGAACCCTTTCAACATGACTGGCACGCTGAGATTCTTGCGCAAGCAGGCATCCGTCCCATTGTCATGCAGGTTGCCACGGCGGGCGCAGGTTTGCCTGGTGACGAAACTGGCGTACACTACCACTTCATTTGCATTCTGGGCCTCGACACACTCGGTTACTGGGTTGCAGATGGCGACAACTGGGCGGCGAACCAGAACCTCGTTCTCTACTCATACGCCGACTTGAATGCAGCCACACCGTGTGGTATGCTCGTCCTCGACATCATCAACATTGGAGGTACATCCGTGGTACCAGCAGGCTGGACTGACGCCAACGGCATCATCACGGCGCCGAATGGCAAGAACGTACAACACGGTTTCGCTGACTTCATCCGCACAAACGCCTGGAGCGCAGCAGACGAGCCTATCACCGAAGAATTGCAAGTCGCCACCGTGGTCGAATCTGACACACGCTGGGGATACGGCTCGCTGCAATACTTCCAAGATTCAGTCCTGGCGTATGCTCCTACGCCGGACAAAGCAGTCGCAAGCGGTCCTACCGTCATGCGCGCACCCACCGGCGCTGAACTGCTTTTCGCGCGAACGGGACGCGACGCCGCACTCGCCACCGTGCAGAAACTCGACGCCTTGAACGCAAGTCTTCAAGCACAAATCGACACGCTGGAAAAGCAAATTGCTATCAACGCTGAAGGACAAAGTGCGCTTGCTGCGCTCATCGCATTCGACAAAGCCTTGCAAGCGGCTATCGCTACGCCAACCGCCTAACTTCTTACACGGCGGGCTGGTCGTCCTGCTACGTCAGGAGTTCGTTGGCGGAGGTATAGAATGACGTGCATTGCTGGGATTGTGCAAGATGGCACCGTGTATGTCGCTGCGGACTCAGCCGCGAGCAACATGTCACAGATAACGACGCGTATTGACAAGAAAGTATTCCGCGTCGGCGACACTCTGATTGCAGGTTGTGGCTCATTCCGTATGATGCAACTTTTGCACTACGGACTTATTATTCCTCGACACCCAGACACTATGGACGTCGAGGAATACATGGTCGTTCGCTTCATCGAAGCAGTCCGCGACGTCTTCACGGCGGGTGGCTATACTCGCAAACTAGATGAAGCGGAATACGGCGGCAACTTCCTTATTGGATACCGCGGTCACTTGTTTCAGATTACGTCCGACTTCCAAGTGGGAGAAGCAGCAACACTCTATGACGCGTCAGGGTCAGGCGAAGATATTGCGCTCGGAGTATTTTATGCTACGCCGAGCATGGAACCCGAGGCGCGAATTGAGCTTGCATTACGTGCGAGTGAATACCATTCGCTTGGTGTACGCGCGCCATTTACTATTCTCCACGTCCATGAAAGCGAACGGACATACGAAGGTCCGCCGGATGATGAAGATGAAGACGAAGACGAAGACGAGGAACAGGCAGATGACGACAGTACAACCAAAGCAGCCGCGTAATCTCCAGAACATTCCTGTGCTGGGTATTTGGTATCGCGCAAAAGCACTCGTTCCACTCACGCCGCTAGAGCAAGCCATCCTCAAACTCGTTGGCGGCTTCTTGCTCGCGGGCCTCGCCGGTGGTTGCACCGTGGTCGGCCAGTATCTCTACACCCTCAACTTCGCTGCACTAAACTGGCAGCAAGTTATCTACGTCTTTCTCATTGCCGCGACGCTTGCTACACTACGCGCCGCTATGCAATGGAAGACTGCGCTGACGAAAAGCAATCCGACATCTGTCACGGCGGTCGCCGCTGCTGCGATTACTCCCGCCGTGGAAAGTGTCGAGACTACTCTGACACAACAACTCGCTGCGGCCGAGATGCCGTCAGACGCCGAAGCGCCAGGCGTGCAACCGGTCACGGCGGCTGCTCCTGAAGCGCCAGGCGTTCCACTCGTATAGAAAGCGCCCGGCAGGACATGGAGGCACCAAAAGCGCAATCTCCTTATATGTGGACACCGGGTCAACGAAAACGGTTACTCGCTTTGCGAGAGCAGTTTTGGTGTGACCCGGTGTTCGCCAGTGACCGTGATGTTGCTATTTGCAAACAACGATGGACATTTGCCCGCTGGTTGGTTACTCATGGATACATGCATGGTGACCTTGAAGCTGCGCCATTCGACGCTGAGTGGAAAGCGCAACTAGACTTTATGATGGGCGCAGACGACATGCGCCCCACCTTCATCTGACACCGCCATATCTCCAAACAAGAATGGCGACTCGGCAATGAACACGGGAAGCAACGAACACGCCAAACGGCGTATCTCTGGCTCAGCAGCAAGACTGCCTCGAACTTCAAGGAACCAGCGCCATGCGCGCGCATTCCCCGTCATAAGCAAGCGTGTAACTGCGGCCGTTGGCATTGCCGACCGGCCGACTTCTTTTGCCCGCTTCCTTCGCGCCGTGTTCTGCGCCACAGACTCAGTGGTCGTCTGCGTTATCGAATCTTTCACCTCGTACCATCGCACCAGGTACTCCTGCGCCTCAAACTCCTCTGTAACGAGTTTTACCCACGTTGCTTGCAGCGACGGCAGCGCATCCAGTTGTGGCGGCAAGACCGCTTCACGGCGCGCCGTGACATACCGGCTCGATTGCTGACTGAAAGAGAACTGGCGGTGACGAACAAGTTCGTGGCTCAATCCACGACTGATGTCAGCGATGAGAAGTGACCACACCGCGTGTTCAAGGACGCTGCCGTGTTGATTCTCGAGAATGTTCTCTACGTACGCTGCGGTTGAGCGACGCCCCTGATTGTGGCCGAATGAGTTATAGCAAACGCGTCCGCCAAACTCCACAAGCAAGTCAGCGTCGCTTGCAGATGGGTCTTCTGGTCGATTGCTTCGCACCCACGTAAGCGGACTCCCTTGCTCGGCAATCTTTCCCTCGTCCGCCAGGTACGCTTCCACGGCGGCCATGTCGAGATGCGGGCGAGCAAGAACATAGAATCGCGGTGTGGTTACTACACGAAGTGGTGGCTCAGGGTCACTGTATACTTCACTTCGCGGGTCGTCAGGATTCATACAGACGTGTCCTCCAAAACTGCGCGCTCACTCACCAGATATTCCCGAACGTCGAACGGAATGAGTTCTACATCGGGAGCGATGAACCGTGGATGTGTAGGTTGGCCCTGATTCGTTGTGCCCAGGGAATACATGACATCCCAATAGCTGCTCAGCACGTTCATCACATGGAGTATCTGATTCGCAACGACGCTTGGTCCCCTGTTTCCCCAGGCGACGATTATTTTCTCGGCGCGAGCGCACACCCAACGAAGCGACTTATCGTTGTCGGGTCCGATAGGGTCTTGCACCATGTACAGCGTGCTTGGATTCTTCGCTCGATAGGCATACAGATTAACGAACAGCATTCCGCCGAACCCGCTATTCTGTGCAATTGCTCTACACGAGCGAGTTGTCGCGTCATCCTGCGAGCCGTCTGCTGTGCTGGGATTGAGCATCAGAAAGACGACGAGCGGCCGTGAAGTATCCCACTGACGAACAAGCACATAGCGATACTTTTCGTCGTCCGAGATAACCGCGTTTTGTACTTCAGGTGTACCTCCCATTGTCGTTTCTCCTACTGATACATGACGTTGTGAGTATGTATCTCGTGTGTGATGGTAATGACTCCAGTGTCTTCCCGTTACACCACAACGATACGGAAGTTGGGCGTCTATACCAAGCCTCGTCTTTCAGTTACGCAGTGCGTCTGTTTACACGGCGCTCGGTTGTCTTGTAGAGATGTTGTGGACGAACGCAAAGGATGTTGCCACAGCCATCTTCCTGGGAATTGTGCAGAATGTATTCATCTGCGGCAAGTTGCATTCCGTGTGTCAACTCCCAAGAAACACGGTGCGCAAGCATACGGCCGTGCTCAGTACGCGCCATTCCGAAACCGCTTGATGTGTTACGATTGCCCGTCCATACCCAGCACTCGCCGGTTGTATCGACCTTCGACCAAAACCGCTCGACGTATATTCGCGAGTAGGGAGCGCCGTGACTGCTCGATTCTGCTGGGAATGGAATGACAACACAGGGTTGATCGACACTTGGTCGCCAAGAACATGTTTCAGCGAACAAGCCGACAACGACATCAAGAGTTTCGTAAACCTCTTGAAAGTGTGGCTCTTCGCTTCCTTCAGACAGGCGTACGTAGTATCCACCGGATGTTCGCTCTACAAGCGCCGTGAACCCATACTTCTGGCGCACGGCGCTTCCATAGCGAAGCAAGGAATCCTGGAGATTCACTGCTTACTCCTGAGTAGCGCCACCTGCGGCGCGAAGCATACTCACATCAGTTACCTTGACGACAACCTCTGTTAGACCCGGGTCTGCACGGCGCTTGAATGGGACAAGGCGGGCGAACTCCTGGTCGCCACACCACATGATTGAACGAAGCGACCACACGCCAGGAATGTGGGCGATTGAAAGCGGAACATCCCGCGATACTCGCAGTGTTGGAATACACTGCGCTCCAAAACGACGTGTCATTCTGCTTGCTCCTCTAGTTGCGCGACATACCCCTCAACATTGCCGAGCATACGCTGATTGACGATGTCCATTTTATCAGCATACGCAGCCGCTAGGTCTTCGGGCGTGATGTCCGCCAACTTCTCCAGATAGTTCATCAGAAGACTGATGAACGCCAAGACGTCAGCGAACTCATGGACAACTTTCTGTGTGTCGATAGACTTTGGCTTCGCCCAAGACTTCCATGGAATCTCTTGCAGCAGTTCGACGAGTTCAACAATTGCTGCAAGTGTTGCTGTACGAACGTTTCCTGGTGTTGCAGGCGGTCCCTCA